TGAGTTTATCAAAGATCTTCTTACCATACTTGTATAAGAATGTCTTACCTTCGTTCTCAGGATTTGCAGGATCTTTTACAACATAAATGTTGCTGATATAAGTAAGTTTACGCTTTTGCTTACGAGCAGTATCTTTACCAGAGTCGGTTCCATTGTTCCAGAGTTGTGAGTTGAACTCAGATACTGGATCTTTCTGCCCTAATGTAGTTAGAGAGTTCTCAATATACCATCCACCAGGACCTTGGAAGGCGTGGGAGTATAACTTTACAAATGGTAGATCTTCACCATCAGGAGCAGGAAGGAAACGAATAACGGCATAACCGTTACCACCTTTATCTACTTCTAGTTTCCATAGACGGTCATCACCTTGACCACCTGTGTTATTCATCTTTTCGACTTCTTTCACAAGTTTTTGTGTAAGAGAGCCTAGTTTTGATTGCTTTTTAAGTTTAGCAAACGACATTTGGATTCCTCGGATTAATTCGGATTTGTTTGATTGGTTTTATTATAACAAAGGTTCTATTGAGTGTCAACCTTCAGCAATTTGCTTTAGTTTCTCAATAGTTTGAGTCATTCCAGAGAATAATACTGATATATCAGTACCCTCTGGGAATCCCAACAATTGGACTGATTTTTCCAATTGTTCTTTCATTTTCTTAGCAGCAGGATCATCAGACAAGGATAACCTTGTATACATAACCCTTTGCTTCTCTAACAGTTCAGTTAGATTTTCAATATGATCCAATTTTTCTTCACGATCCATATCATCAAAAGAAAAAGCATTTTTATATACTTGTTCCTGTAGGCGATTAATACCTAACAGTTCTTCTTTAATAATATCAGAGTCAAAAAATTCACTCATTTAATATGTCCCTTAGTATTTTTTTGAATTGGAATACATTTATATTTAGGAAAGGTAGATACTTTTTTAATTTCATACTTACGGTTTCCCACACTGGATCTTTTAATTTCTTATCAAATTTACCTTTGAAAGAAAAAACTTTTTCCAGTATTGATAATGTTTCTAGTGAGATCTCTCCACCCAGATACTTTTTTAGAACTATAGGGTGACCCTTGGAGCAGTTGAATACTTTCTCTAAGTCGTTCTCTGAGAGTAACGTGCTTGATTGTTCCGTAAACATATACGTCAAACTCTGTTGCCTCATTTTCCAATCTGCGTATGTTCTTTCTCCAGAATTGATAATTTCTCCAATCCATAAATTTTGAGGGTTAGTAGCGTTTACGAAATTTGATAAAAGGAAATCTATTACTTCTTGGTCTGAATACTTTCTAGAAGTTTTTTCAAACCAATACTTATCCTTTCTTTTATTGAACGATGTTAATGTAGCACGAGATTTACCACCATACTTAATGAAGTCATACTTAGGATTAGTAAAATGACTTTTCATCGATAAGTATGTTCGGTAAGTCTCAAAAGGAGTCACTTTTACCATACCCAACTAATATAAGAATATCTTGTACCATTTTTAACTGGACTAACCATATGAGGATACAAGAAGATACTAGGGAATATTAGCAGATCACCCTGCCTTAAGTCAATAACCTCATCACCAAACATTATAAATTCTCCACCTGTATAATCATTATTTAAAAGACCTAAACAACTTAAAATAGGAATACCTCTATCTTTACCAGTAAATAAAGATTTAATATGATCATTATGAAGAGCCATTTTTTTGCCTTCAAAATACCTATTATATCTAATAGCAGAATATCCTTCCCAACTATCAAATGAAGGTATATCTACATCTAAAGTATATTTTTTAATTGCATGCCATAATTTATCAATTATCAATTTTGAATTACTTACATCAAAATTAGCATCAGTAAAAGACTCTAATTCCTGATTTCCTGATCTTGTTCCACTCCATCCTGTGCCATGATGATAAAATTTATGTTGTTCAAAATTAACTGATTTAGTTTGTTCGATAGTTTGTAAACAAGTTTCTCTATCTAAAAAATTTTTATAAACCTTAGCATAGGATGATATATCTTTGTTCACGGTAATATTAAATTAACTTTTTTAGGAGGATTCATATCCTTTGTTTTATCAAAGTCTATCATATCAGTATACTTCCATGTACCATCAGTTTTTGAATCTAAAAGATCCCAATATTTCTTTTTAGTTCCAGGATCATAGTCCCACTTAAAATACTGACGTCCATATCTAGGAGCCTGAACATCCCAACCACCTAAACAATTAACCACTCCACTTGGTGATGCAGTTTTACATTTATCAACAAGTTCTTCATCACCATTCCAATCCCATTGAACACAGGAATCTACTGTCACAATTGTAGTTATAGCGTTAAATGCAGTCATTCTCAACCAAGATTCATGCCACTGATCAAACATATCACGAAGAGTAAATCTAGTTTCTGAAGGTAATTTTTCTATGGAATTACATCCTTCTTTTGGATCTAAATCCTCTTCAAATTTAAAACCATTAGTACAGTGGAATATAAGATCCAAATTCATATCATTTAGAGTTTGATTCAAAGGTATAATTGGTTTGTAATCCTTTCCTGTCTCTTGAGATGCTCCCCACATATCATTACATATCATACCAACGCATTTTAATTCGTATGGTAATTGAAATGTAGTGTCTTTTATAGAATGAAAGTTAAATACAGAACTACCGTCAGCATCAACACAATATGTTTTATTGGTTAATCCATATACTTCACCATTTGGTGCATAATGTCTAATCTGATTTCTTTTTATAGATCCATAATATTCTTCATCAAGATAGAATGTACCTAAGTTTAAACCAACAACAGCCTCCTTTGCATAATCAACAACTTCCTGAACAGCGTTTTGAGATTCTTCAATATTATCATTCCAAACTTTAAAATTATATCCAGAAAGAGCACATTCAGGAGTTTGTAAAATATCTACACTATTCTCCTTTGCCCAATCAATTGCCTTAAATATCTCTATTTTATTTTTAGAAATATCCCTATCATGGATAGGTATCTGAGCACCACCTATTCTAATCGTTTTCGTCATTCTCCTCCGTTTCAAATTCAGTAATTGCATCAATAGGAACTTCTGCTTCTCCTACACGATACCAGTGAACCATTTCACCAGACTTCCAACTTTTTCTTTCACCAAGATATTCAAGGTCAGGCATATTGTAATCACGCAAAATCGCCTGTAAACGATAGTGCAATAAATCAAGTTCAGATGGCATAATTAAATCGGTAATTTCGCTTTAGAAGTTGCTTTCATAAAGTTAAGTTGAGTAGCATCCCATTTTAACTTTTCTTTTAATGGTTTTGAAATTAATTTAGATACTGATTCTACCTCAATATTGTTAGTATCGCAATACTGTACTATCGCATCAATATAATTAACACCTTCCTCTAAAACAATCTTTTCAATTTCCATAGAAAATTTTATAGGAGTTAGAAACTTACTCGCTATCGCTTGTTCTAATTCTTTATTCGGTTCCATAGAGCTCCAGTTTATCGTTAACAAATTTGTTAATGTATTGTCCGAGAAGTTTGATGTACTTCGCTTTGTCTCGTTCTTCATAAATTACACACTCGCCATTTTCGCAGGCCATAATGATTACCAGTTTTTTAATTGATATTCCCTTCATCTCATACAACATACATCCATATGCCATACACTGGACAAAATAGTGTTCGATCCAGTTCCTTGGTTTAGGTTTCTTTGATGTTTTAAAATCTATTATTGCTAACTCGCCATCATACTCAGCAATACAATCAACGGTTCCAGCAAGACCTAATTCTTTACTATATAGCGGTCCTTCCAGAGCGTATATATTGTTTATTTTATTAAGATGTCCCTTTGAAATCTTAAATAAAAAGTCTGAAATGGGACGCACTTCAGGTAGGTTTTCATTCTTCAGATAATGTTCTGTAAGAGTATGCATATCAGTACCACGACCAGTTGCTGCCTTGGTAATACGATCTGCCTCTTCATTACCTACTCTCTTTCTCCACTTAACAAAAATTTCTTTATTGAAATGACTAGTTACAGAAGTAATAGAAACCATTTTGATGAGTTCTTCCTCATCAGGAATCTTATAATAACGAACTCCATCAATATGCTCTCTTTCAAGGGGTTGGAGATCTAAATCAACATGATTAAACATTACATTCCGTTCTCAAGTTTGGCAATAATATATTCTTTGACAAGTCCTGAACGAACGATGTCATCAACACCAAACTCTATTATATCAAAAGATGGCATTTTACGCAAGATGCTCATGAAGTCCACAATACCATTACGATCATTTGTTTTAGTAAGATC